TTTATGCAAAAGGCAAACGGGGGTTCTGTTGAATATCGCCTTTCTTTACTCGAGAATGAGATCAAAGAAATGCAATCAAAACTACAAGACTTTCAAAGAGCCTTTTATGAATTTAGGGAGGAGTCCCGCATTCGCTGGGCTATTTCAAAAAGGAACAACAAAGAATGAAAAAACCAGGATATAGAACAACGGAATTTTGGCTAAGTCTTTTAGCTATGGTTATCGGTGCAATCACTACATCAGGCGCAATCAGCAACAATGTAGTCCTTCAAGGATTAGGTCTTGCTGCTACGGCATTAGGAGCACTAGGCTACTCTGGCTCGAGAGCAGTAACTAAGTCCAGTGAATCCAAGCAAAAGACAATTGAGAACCTTATCTCGAACAGCGACTTCTTCGACCCAAAGCAATAGTCGGTGGCGGTGCATTGGGGTTCGCTGCCGACATAACTCCCGAAAAAGTAATTGGTCGTTTATCAATGACGCACCGCGTCTCTAAGGATCTTATGGCATCGGCTGATGCTTGGACCGATACTCTTGGTGATTTTGGCGCCGGAGTCAAAGTTAAGTGGAAGTGGTAAGGTGTCTATCAAGGCTCAAATTCTCTCAAAAGAGATTAAACACTTGATAGATTTACTACTTGTTACCCGAAATAAGCACGATATAATCACCATACACGGGGCGATTCGATTAAAGCTCGAGTCGATGAGAGGGATTATAGATGCCAAAAGTGAGTAAGCATTTCTCAATGTCGGAGTTCGCATGTAAGTGCGGTTGCTCTGCACAAATTAGCATTGCTCCTGATTTAATTAGGTTGCTTGAACATCTCAGAGTTTCAACCGGTGAGCCTATCTTGATTACGTCAGGAGCTCGCTGCAAGGAACATAATAAGCGCATCGGGGGAGCACCAAATTCTTGGCATGTTCCCAGATACGGAACCAATACCCTCTACGCCTCAGACATTACTTATTGGGATTCGAAAAAGAGGGGTAAGATGGAAATTTTAAAGCTTTACGTTTTGGCTGATGATTTCAATGCTCGTGGCATTGGGCTCTATAATGGCCGCATTCATGTAGATCAAAGGCCCACTAAACGGGCAAGGTGGGTAGACTCTAGTTGGAGTTGGTCAAATGGGAGTTAAAAAGGTTTTTATTTGGCCTGACACCCACTGCCCCTGGTATGACAAAAAAGCCGTATCGTGCGCCCTGAAAGCTCTCAAAGCATTTAAGCCAGATCACCTAGTTCTTACTGGTGACTTCCTAGATATCTACAGCCTGTCACGCCATGACAAGTCACCATCAAAAAATGTCCGGTTCGCCCAGGAAATAGCTGTCGCCAATAAGCTCTTGGAGCGAATTGATAAGGCTGCTGGTGGAGCCAAAAGACACTTCATCATGGGGAACCACGAGAACCGTGTCTATAAGTATCTGGCTTCTAAGGCCCCTGAGATTTACGAAATGGTTAATCTCCCCGGCCTCCTCAACTTTGAACGGTTCGGGTTTACTCACTTTGACTACCTCGACCATGTTCGTATCGGTAATCTTATTCTTGCCCACGATATTGGACATGCTGGCAAAAGTGCTCATAGTCAGTCTCTTAATATGGCTGGTATGTCTATAGCCATAGGTCACACCCACAGGATGGCGATGGTCATCGAGAAAAAACTTAAGTCCGGTGAACTAATTACCGGCGCCACGATGGGTTGGTTAGGTGATCCTAATGCCATGAAAGACTATATGCCTGCAAGCAAGGTTAAGCGCTTTGCCATTACTGGGTTTGGGACAGCATATATAATGAATGATGGCACCCCGATACTCGTACCAGTCCCCGTTGTTAATGGTTCTTGTGTGTTAGAAGGGAAACTTATCAATGGCCGATAAGAGATATTCACTGCCGAAAACTATCAAGATTGGACCACATACTGTCACCGTAAAATATGTGGATGTTCCTGATGCTAGCGAGCCTGGTGAGTTTATCTTTGGTCAATGGGATATTCAGGAGCTAGAGATTCAGATCAGAAATGGTCTTGAACCCTCGATGGAGTGGGAAACATTTTGGCATGAAGTAATGGAGTGCATTAGCGAGATGACTGATGCTGACATACCCCACCACTTCATACAAACATTTGGCTTACTTTTGTCGGGGATAACTGCCGGTATGAAGGTGTGTAAGTGTCAAAGCCTTACCCCTAGCCTTACCAATGAATAGGCTACCGCGATGCTTGCTATAACAATTGCTGCAACTATCTTGAATTGCTTTCTTCTCTGGCTCTTTCTCCACTCTAAATAGAACTTCTCTTTTTCTTCTTTGCTTTTGTTAAAGCTCTTAACGATAACCTTTTCAGGAAACCCTAGCTTTACTTGATCTCTATACCAGCTCTCGGTGAAGTGCTGATCTTCCCTCTTGTTGTTTACCTTATCGTCCATAACTCTCCCCTGTTATTTTGCGTTTAGCTCGCCCTGCTTTTCCTCAATGATGGAATACATAGTTTCATAAGCCTGCTTTAACTGAACAGTGACGTTATCACAGACTTGCATATACTCATTGTCAGACTCACTACCTTCCATCATAAGCCGCTTCTTATACTCAGCACCCATGTTCGCAGTCCTGATAGCAGTATGATTAATGTAATCAAGCACATCATGAATCTGCTGTAAGTCATTCTTAAGCATATTCTTTCTAGTCTTCTTCTTTGAAAAAAACATTATTTCCCCTCCTTAATAACGTTATTCAGCCATTGCTTGTTCTCTTGAGTTATTGTTGTAGTCTGCCCTTGGTGCTGCTCTACGGTCACATGTTTTGATTCTTTAACTTGTGATAGTGCTGCTCTTTCAAGATTTCTAGATCCGTTCAAACCTAGCCAGCAACACAAGACTAAAACCCCAAAGATACCTGCGTATTTTAAGAATTGTCCGAATCGTCGCCTTTCATCATAATACCCATACGACAATGATGGTTCTGGTTCATACATTTTACTCCCCCTTTTTCTCACTCATAAGTTTAATAAAGTTACTTAGCCCCAAGTGTAACTGCATATAGAAATCGTTATTCGTATCGTAGGTGCTGGAAGACAAGACTTTCTCTTTCGATATTCCAGACTTGTACATTAGCCAGTTATTTCTTTTTATCTCTCTCTCAAGCAAATCGTTTAAAGCTTCTGCAAGCATTGTCGGGTGTTGATCGCTAACGTATCTGTCTGTCCAACTACTAGCACATTCCATACAGTCAACGTTCTGCTCTACGGTTGCTTCAAACATATCAAAACTTTCGCCTTGAACATCCAAACTTTTGCAAACAGGACAATCGCCCAATCTCTCATCAACAAGCGGCGTAACTCGCTCTGTGGTAAACCCTGTTTCGTGGTCGTATATTTCAATCATAACTCTCCCTATATTTCTTAATCTCAATTTCAACGCGAGGATGAGCCCAATCTTTCTTTCTTGCGCTAATCACACAACGTACCCAATAATCATTGTTATAGATGTCTGCCTTTTGCATGGCATCTAGTGGCGCCGCTGCTAAGTTATCTACATCAATCGCCTGTCCCTTATCCAAGTAAGAGATGATTCTAACTTCAAGCTCTGTCTTCTCTGGAATTGGGTAGTATTCTCCTAGCTCTTGCTGGATGATTACCTCTGCCCTTAATTGCCTTTCGGCGCTTTCATGCCATTCCTTGACAGGCTTAGGCGTATACAAGAATGGTTTTCCATTTCTTATACCCGCTCTCTTTGCGTTCTTCTGGCTGATAGGTTTGCCACTAATGGTATATTTCCATACCCAATCTTCGGGAGCCTCAGTACTTGACACTTGATGCCTCCCCGTCTGTGATTCTCCAATAGCCTTTTATGTATGCAAGGGCTAAGGCAGAATCCCCACCCCATTTATTGCTTAACTCTTGAATCCTTTTCTTTAACTTCTCTTCATCGTTTCGCAACACATAGGATTCTTTGTCAGTTTGCACCGCTAGGTTTAGGTTCTCTTGCTTTCCGTTCCACTCGCTCATTATCTCTCCTCCCCGTCACGCCGATAGCGTATTAAGTCTTCGTCTGGTTCTAGTTCTTGGTAATCATCCAGGTCATCTATCTCTCCCTTTTCCCAGGCCATGTAAGCCTTATAGCTTTTAGGAAAACATAGCTTGCAGTCTCCTGCACCACACATACATCTAGGCATTATTACCCCTCATTGAATTAGTTGAAAGTTCCATGAAGCCTCCACCCCAAGCAAAGCCTTCTCTCATTCTGTCGGCAACTCGTTCGCCGTATCTTTCCTTAAACGCCAAGGCATTAAGGTTTGTTGTGATAATTGTTCTTTTAAAATTTGAATATCTTTCGTCGATAAGCTCATCTAGTCGTTGAAGAAAGTTTCCATTCTTATCCAGGTATTCAACTCCCAGATCATCAATAACCATCAGGTGACTCTTAATCATTTTTTCAAAGTCCCTAGCGTAACCATTTGTTCTGGCTATCTTGGTGCCGTTCCACCAGTATCTTTCTTCATGGGTAGGAACTCTTACTGCTTCTTCATAAAGCCATACTGCCGCTGCGGTTGATTTGCCTGTACCTTTGCCACCAGATAGAACCATGCACCAAGCCTCTCGAGGAGAAAGGGCAAACTCTCTAACGTATCTTACGGGTACGGTTTCTTTAAGAACCCCTAAGTTCTTCATGACTCTTTCAGGCACACCTTGAAGCTTAAGGCATTTCATTTTGTCGGCAGGGGAGATCTCATCATCATAGCTTACAGGGCAAAACTCCCGCCCTTCTGCTTTCATTGCTGCTTCTGCCTGTTGCTGGGCTAAGTACATGCGGTAGACTGCTCTTACCCATTCATCATTAGAGTCTTGGGAATAGTCTAAGAATCTTTGAAACTCTTCTTCTTCTTTAGAATCCGGCTGCTTGGTTTCCGTCATTGAATTGCTGGCTCCCTTTGTGATGTCCTACTTGCTCTTCGTCGGATTCATACTGGCTAGGGTTCAGTGCCCTTTCGATGAATCCTTCTATCTTCGATTGGTTGCGAAATATGTATTCGATGCTATGCCCTGCTGGAACGTTTCTGTGCCATGGACAAATCTTATTACCGTCTATTGCGTTGATTAGGTCTTTAGAGGTGTTGCCATCTTTAAGGGCTCGCTTAACTCTCTTCCAGTTAGCAGAGCCTGGCTTTATATTTTTGCCTCGGGTGGGATGTACTGATCTGTAGTGAGAAAGAACCTCATTAATCTCGTCGGACATAGACAAGTCGGGGGACTTAGAGTTGCTACGCCTTTCCTTAATTAAATTGTATTCTTCCCAACCATGAATCAAATACACCCCACCCTCAGCATCAAGCAAACGTAGGTCAACAAGGACATTTACAAACTCGTCTTCGTGCCCCGGGTAGTCTGCTGCCTCCGAAATGTCCAAGGCAGTCATGCCTGAAAGCTTACCATCTTTACGATATTCGATGCAAAAGCACCAAAGATTAAAGAGTCCTAGGACCCCTTCTGCACCCAATTTACGCTTAAGCCTCTTTATTTTTGGGTGTTGACGTGACGATGTAGCAAGCTTTAATTCAGGCATGTTCATTCCTTAGATTCGGTTAAGTGTTGAGGGGAAGAGGGACCACCTGAAATCAGGAGATAAGAGACTGATGACAGGGGGATTACATGGGAGAAGTAAGGCCCCTCTTCCGCCCTTTAGAATGGCACTGAATCCTGTGATTCGTCTACAGGTTTCGCTTCCGTTTTAGTATCAACTGCATCAACAGAAAGATAGTGGTCAACTGATAACCATTTGCTTCCTGGCTCCCGATGCAGACTGGCCTTGCCTTCTTTCTTTTCGAAGTCTTCCGAAGTTAAGTTAGGGTTATCAAAGTCAATTCCCAAAGCATAGCAAAGCTCCTTAAGTTTCCACTTGGCTTTTGGTGAAGACGTAACAACGTTCTCCCAAGTTTCAAATCCTACTCCTTCGCTATTCCATACATCGAACTGCAATCGCATTCCTGTGCTTCCTGATCGAAAAGTATATGGAAACTCGATGTATTTTACGCGGATACTATAGATTCCTTCTGGGAATCCTTCGTCAATTTCTTCTGGGTTATGGTTTAATGCTGGCATAGTTAAGCTCCTTTTAGTGCTTTAATGTAATTTTCATAAGAGAACTCGATACTTTCAGGCATCTCGTAACCTGCTCGACTCTTTGCGTCACGTCCTGGACCACCTTCAAAATAACAAACTCTCTTATTGCTTCCTTTTTGCTTGGCTACTTTATCGCCTTGCTTTGTAATTGCTACGTGGTCTTTGGTGATATGGCCTATTTGGTCTGCCCATTCCATCACCGCATTCCACGTATACTTGTGCATGGCTCCACCAATCTTAAGGAAGTCATCACCTAGAGCGTTGCCCTGTCGGTGCAGTCCCTCATGAACTAGTAGGACAACCATCATATCCTTATTCTCTCTGAGTAAATCGAGCCCGTTAAGCATTCGAAGGAACTCTTGGTGCATTAGCTTGTCGCCCTGCCCCCATTGCATGTACCCTTCTTTGCCTCGCTCTGGCATCATGCGCCCACCAAACTTGGTTTCGCACACATAGCTCTTACATAGGCTCTCTGCTGCATTCATGACATCAATCACAACTGTCTTTCTGTCATGCTCTTCTCGAATTAAGAATCCTACAGCGCCTAAGATATCTTCCCACTTCTCGAGCTTTCCCTTCTTAGGGATCTTAGGAACATTAGCTGCGCATCCATCTTCTGTTAGGATGAATACAGGGTCCTTACAATGGGTTCCGAATGTTGTCTTGCCCATGCCTGGACCACCTACAAGAACAAGTCTTGGTGGCTTCTTAGGCTCTTCCGAGATTGATAAATCAAACTCCATCCTTATCTCCTTTCTTCTCCATCTCTTCTTTCTGCATTCTTAAAGCTGCTGCTACATCAATAAAGTCTTTCTCTTTCATTTCGTTAGCGACTAACTTTGAAGCTAGATTCCAAGTCATGTTGACTGCCATGTTTGCAACCCTTGCCTGTACCGCTGGGAGTTCTTTTATCCACTCAACCAATGTATCTATTGATTCCGGTGTTCTATATAGATTGTTTGGCGTTATTGGGTTCTCTTCTAGTTCGTACATTCTTATCTCCTTAGAGCGAGATCGGGTAAAGAACTGTATTTCCTTTACCGTCAAGCTCGGGGTGTTTCTCTTCTTGTTTGAATATCTTTGTTGAATCATCCAGAAGTTCTCGACCAAGGCAAACGCCAAGGAAGTCACAGCCTCCATAATTCCCGCATGATGTAGAATTTCTTATCTCTAAAAATCCCTCGTTGCTTAAAAGTTTAGCGTACTCTTTAAGCTCGCTCAACCTTCTTTTGTGGTGAGTTGTAATTAATGGGATCTCATGTCGGAAGTACGGTCCTTCGTTCAAGTATGATTCCATTAGGCGCTCTTCAAATTCCTCGAGCGTTTCCATCTGCTCTTCTTTACGTTTTTGAAACTCCTCTTCTGTTTCTGTCTTTCTCTTTACTACTCGCTTCTTCATTTTTGGTGACGCTTTGGTTTTCTTAATCACGTCGTAAACCAGTCGGGGCATTTCAAAGAGCGTGTTACCCCTAGCATTAAGCCAAACAAAAGCAGCCTCCCTATAGATGGTGCATTGAATATCCATAGGAAGTTTATCAAAGTAAGGGTCTGCCACTGACTCAAGGCTTAACCCTGTAGTCTTGTGCTCATAGATAGTAGCTGTCTTGGTGCTTGGGTCATATGCTAGCGCATCCCACTTTCCCCTAAACTCAATACCTTCATGTTCAAATTGAAACTCTTGCTCAACAAAAATAATTGAGTCCTTAACTTCTTCATCTCTCTTTGATTCCCAGCGGTTGTAGTATCCTTTAAGGTAAGCTCTTAGTCTCGCCCTGTTTACTTCATCATCACCGTTATCTTCTTCGTACTCTTCAAAAGTTTTCAGCATGTGTCTTTTAGCGTGTTCATAATCAAAGCCTGTAAAAAACTTCTCGAGCCCTGCATGTAGGCTAGTACCTAAGAACATGTGAATAGATGGCTTTGTTCTGTATAGCTCCACGTATTTAAACTTGTAAAGCTTAGGGCATTGCATCCCTGTTCCTATGCTGCTTGCTGTGTAGTACATTGCGACACTCCTTAAAGCTCGGCTTTAAATCGGATAAACATAGATTGCTTTCCTGTTTCTTCGTCTTTAACGATATCTATTGTGTACCTTCCCGAGTCTTCGATAACGATGCCATTGGGTTCAAATGTGGTAATCTCAACGCTTCCTGTTTCTCCTTCGAAAAAATATTTAGAAACAGGATAGGGTTCGTTGTTTGCAATATCCTCATCTTGAGTCCAATAAGATCTTAATCTTACACTCTTAATTCTATGTATTTGAAGTCTATGTATTTGCGAATTGGTACTCATTTTCTTCCGTCCTTTTTTCTGGATTCATCAATGTTTTTGATGGCTGCTGTGAAATCCTTGGAAACTTTATCGCCATCAAGCCAGGGTCTCGGCCAATCGGTACAGCCTTTACAGACGGGCACCGTCATTCCAAATCTTGTTCCTTTCATCAGAAGGTCAAGAGGGAAATTTTCTCCACATTTTTGGCACTCCTCAGTTTCCACTGTGTTCCTCTTTTCTAGTTAAGTGTTGGCCCTACAAGGCTTATCTCTTTAATGATGTTCTCAATTTCTAAAAGAGTTTCACTATAAACCTGAATCCTCTCTTCTTCCGTAGAGTCAAAATAGATATCGTCAATAACTGCTTTTAGTGATTGTTGAATAATCATTTTTGCTTGTGAGTTCTCTGTTGTCAGAATGGGATTAGCTTTAAATAAAGCCCTTAACTTCTCATACTCTTTTTTAAGCATCTGGCTCTTTCATGAAAATCGAGATAGGATTACTCTTCCCGGCAAATGCTTGTGCCAAAATGAGAAACATCTTGTAGGTCCTATTCTTTCTTATGTATCGGTCTACTAAAACCATCAGATCTAAATCCATGGTTGCATTTTCAAATTCACTGTCCATTATTTCAATCCCGTCTTCGTCAAATGGTCCCACTTCTTCTTTCCAATCGAATGTGTCTTGATCAATTAGCATTGTATTGTTCTCCCTTAATTAAGTCGTAACCCTTCTGGGCTTGTTGTGCTGCCTGGATTAAGATTTTCCTGTCTTGCTTGAATACTTTGAGCCAGGATTTTAGATAAGCTGCTGAATTTTCCATGTGTTTTTCTTGCCCGAAGTCGGACATTAGAAAGCAGCTCCCCATTTCAGCAATTAACTCTTCTTTGCTGTAGTTGTGATCGCCAAAGATAGCCTTCATGCCCTCTTTTCTATCGAGCCTACTGGCGTGTCCTGTACTGTGTATTGCTTCGTGGAAGT